ATTGACGAGGGAGTAAAGTATGAACTCTATAACGACCATCTTGGGTATCCGACATTTGGAGTCGGGCACCTCGTACTTGAAAGTGACCCCGAGTATGGAAAGCCAGTCGGAACCCCTATCACCGAAGAAAGAGTTGCAGAGTGTTTCGAGAGTGACCTCAGTACAGCAATCTCAGAGTGTTACGCTCTATACGGACAAGGGACTTTTGACGGATTACCAGACGGAGTACAGGGTGTACTTGTTAATATGATGTTCAACCTCGGACGTCCTAGACTTAGTAAGTTTAAAAACATGAGAAAGGCAGTAGACTCTCGTGATTGGGCGCTTGCCGCTGTTGAAGGGAGAGACTCTCTTTGGTATCGCCAGGTAGGTAACCGTGCAGAACGGTTGATGGAGAAACTAGAGAATGTTGCAAGTACTTAGCGCATTAGCAGGGCCAGTAACAGGTCTACTCGATAAGTTCATCGAAGACAAAGATGTAAAGAATCAGTTAGCACATGACATCAGTACCATGGCAGAAAAGCACGCACAAGAGCTTGCTAAAGGCCAGTTAGAAGTTAATAAAACAGAGGCAGCACACAAGTCCTTGTTTGTAGCTGGATGGCGACCCTTTATTGGGTGGGTTTGTGGTATAGGATTCTTGTCTAATTTTATTTTAATACCTATGGCAAACTTTGGGTTGGCAATAGCAGAAGCTGCTATTACTATTCCAATGATTGATACAACTCAGATGATGCCCGTATTGATGGGTATGCTAGGATTAGGCGCAATGAGAACAGTAGAGAAAGTACAAAAAGTATCCAGAGAAAAGTGAGGATATTTGTAGGACACGACTCCAGACAGCCTGAGAACACACAGGCTTGTGTGGAGTCTATTAAACAATTCGGTCACGAAGTTATACTTCTGGATCGCGCACAACTTCAAAGCGAGCATGGGTACTCAAGGGACGAAGACGGTTCCACTGAGTTTACTTATACTCGCTTTTTAGTTCCTTATCTATGTAACTATCAAGGCGGTGCCCTTTTCTGTGATGGAGATTTCATCTGGAGAAAAGACCCTGCTAAGATACTACTATACATAAAACCAGATGTAGCAGTAAACTGCGTAAAACATCTAGTAAAGCAAGTACGTGAGGATATGAAGTTCTCGAAACACAAGAACGAGTGGTACCCTAGAAAATGGTGGTCTTCTCTAATGTACTTCGACTGCTCACACCCCCATCTCAAACAACTAACAGTAGAGTGTATAAACGAAGCAGAAGCTTCCTGGCTTCATCGTATGCATTGGACAGGAGAAATAGGAAGCCTACCAGAGACATTTAATTATCTAGTAGGTTATTATTCTTTTCTAAAAGACCCAGTAGCAGTACACTTTACAGATGGTACACCTCTCTACGGGGACTATGCCACAGAAGAATTCGCAGAGGACTATAATGACTTTAGAAGATTTTAATGAGTACGTCAGAGGCAAGGATATAATCCTAGTAGGGAACGATCTTAACGCCCTGACTGTAGAAAATGGTAACTATATCAACGAGCATGACGTAGTTCTGCGCTTTGGTAAAGGTATCCCGAACGACAAGACTGGCAGGTATATAGGTGACTATACAGATATTTGGGTCACAGGACAGTTAAGACAGGCTAGTGTTACTAATATCCCAAAGGACACAAAGATACTCTTCAACAATTCTCTGTACTCTAAGAAGTTTGGTAGATTAAAAGAAGATCATCTACAGATGTATACGGAAGAAGAGATTTGTGCACTAGCAGAAGATTATGGTATACAAGAAGGGCGTCGACTAAGTGCAGGGTGTGTTACAAGTCATTGGTTGGCTAACCGAGTTTCTGGTTGGAAAAGTCTTACATGGGTTAACTTCGATTGTTTTCGTAACTGGTTTGTGTACCACGATGACGGTGCAGGGAAAGACTCAATTGCAACCAGTTGGCACATACCCTTGCTAAGACAAGACTATGTAGGGTGGAGACCTTCTGAAGGCGATCAACATCCTGCTCACGATCCTGAAGTAGAACAGCGTATATACAAAGACCTTTTAACCTTTCCCAACACTTATTGGAAAGGAACCTTTGAAGATAAAAGCAAATTCATTCCTACCCCTAGGGTCGTATGGACACACGGAAGATCCGAAGCAACGAAAGAATAGTTCTTGACAAGCATTCTGAAATTGCGTATAATACATATTCAATTTCAGAGAGTACCACATGAATTTATTCTACTTAGACGAAGACCTTGACAAATGTGCAGAGTTTCATGTTGATAAACACGTCAACAAAATGATACTAGAAGCCGCACAGCTTATCAATACAAATCTCTGGATAGATCATCTATTCGGTTTTGTTCCTCGTGCTATCACTAAAGAAGAGAATGCTATTCTCCAGACTACTCGTAAGCAACAGAAAGAGCTTCCTATGGAAGACCGCATCTTTCCGTATCTGCCTACTATGCAGAACCATCCTAGTTGTGTATGGGTGCGTTCTTCGTTAGAAAATTACTTCTGGACAAACTGTTACGCCTTTGCTCTCGGTAGCGAAGCACACTATCGTTATGGTAGTGATCATAAAAGTCTAGCAATGCTTAGAGCCTTGCCAGAACCTAAACACATGGAAGACCACGGCTTCACCAAGTTCGCCCTGGCAATGACAGAGGAGTTAAAGGACTATGATAATCCTATACAGTCTTATCGCAATTTCTATATGCTCGACAAAGCTACGTTCGCTGCGTGGAAACATAGAGACAAACCACACTGGTGGGACGAAGAACTAGCCGACTATGACAACAGAATTTCAGGACAATAAAATGACAGTAAGATTAATATCAGCATCAGCAGAGAACATATTAGAAGATATCGCAATGATGGCTAGAGTATCAAACCCTAGTAACCAGTATAATACTGAAACTTCAGAGAAGTTAGTACGGTATCTAATTAAACACAACCACTGGTCCCCTTTTGAGATGGCTAGTATTACTATAGAGATTAACACTACTAGGGATATTGCTCACCAGATCGTGCGTCACCGTAGTTTTGCTTTTCAGGAGTTTAGCCAGAGATATGCAGACCCAAAAGAGATGGGCTATCCTTTTGAGCTACGAGAGTGTCGCTTACAAGACGCTAAGAACAGACAGAACAGTGTTGAAACGGATGACGATCTCTTACATGAGCATTGGATAGCACAACAGAAGGGCGTAATTGATGCCGCCTCTAGTGCATATAACTGGGCTTTAGCTAATGGTATCGCTAAAGAGCAGGCCAGAGCCGTACTTCCAGAAGGCTTAACAAAGACTCGTCTTTATATGTCAGGAACTGTAAGATCGTGGATTCACTTTGTAGATGTACGCACTACACCAGGTACTCAGAAAGAGCATATGAATATTGCACGAGAGTGTGCATATGAAATTAATAAGTTCTTTCCTATGATTAAGGACTTCGTACATGGAGATTAAAGACTTAAAAGGCTTTATCAATGTAGCTGCTAGCGGAGAGCTTCCGAAGTGGGAGGCTCCAGGCAAGAAGTTTGATAGTGAGAAACCTAAGATGTATCTTCTACCTCCAAAAGCTACAGTCGAAGTAGCTAAAGTATTGACCTTTGGTGCGGCTAAGTATGATGAAGATAACTGGCGTAAGCTAGAAGATGCCCAGAATAGATACAGTGGCGGTGCACTTCGGCACATATTCTCCCATCTGGATGGAGAGCTAGAAGATCCAGAAACAAACTTATCGCATCTAGCACACGCTATTTGCTGTTTAATGTTTAAACTAGAATTGGAGTTAGAAGATGGGAAGGGTAAAGAAGAAAAGCTACGAGAACCTGACGAAGCAGAACATAGACAAAGTAATAGGACTCCTGAACCCTCCGAAAGTTGGCTCAGCGGGCCAGCCTACTTCGGACCAAGCTACGGTAAAACCAATAAGTAAGAAAGAAGCGTGTGACATACTTAACATTGCCTACAATACTACTAGGCTAAGTAAGATTATAGAAGATCATAATGAGCAAAAAGCATATACTAAAAAACGTAAGTCAGCTTTGCGGGGTCGTCCAGCGAGTGATGCAGAAATCTCTGAAGCGTGCACAGATTTCCTCGGAGGACATACTCTTACAGATATTTCAAAACGACTATTTCGTTCAGCAGGGTTTGTACGAACAATTCTTGAAAGAGTTGGAGTCCCGGCACGACCCGCAAACAAAGAAGAAAGACTAACGCCTCATTATTTTCCTGATGAGTGTGTGTCAGACGATTTCGCTTACGGGGAAGTAGCGTGGTCATCAACGTATCATAGTACAGTAATAGTTAAAGAACGACTGACTCCAGAGTTCCTTGAAAGTAAGAAGGGCATGACCGTGGTAGACTATGAGTCTAAGTATGGCTGTCCATGTTACGCAATTTATATAGTACAAGATGTAGATAGTGAGGACACCTTCTTTTCTAGCGTACAAGCAGGCGGTTTTAGTGCGTATGCTCCCGCGTATGAGCTAGGCAAGCTACTACATTTAGAAAAGTATGGTGTAAACTTGCAGAGGTTATGAAAAATATTTCTTGACGTGGAGCTTAAAATCCCATATAATAGTCTTTCAAATTTAGAGAGGAAGCCATGGGCGACCGATTTTACAATCAGCAACTTAAAACTCTGGGCGATTGTCCAGGTAATAAAAACCCTAACAAGAGGACACGAAAAGTGGCTTGGGATGACGATAAGAAAGCAGAAGCAGTAACTCTATACGAAGCAGCATCACCTACTCCAGAAACATCTATGGAGATCGTAAAAGACATTGCAGAAGAACTAGACGAATCACCAAATGGTGTTCGTATGATTTTAACAAAGGCTGGCGTCTACGTTAAAAAGACCCCCGCAGCAAAAGCAGCATCAACAGGCTCTACTGGAGGCACTCGTGTTTCTAAAGTAGCAGCTCAAGAAGCTCTTACTGCCGCGATCACTGATGCAGGCAAAGCAGTTGACGAAGAGATTATCTCTAAGTTGACAGGCAAAGCGGCACAGTACTTTACTACTCTTCTTTCAAACGAAGAGTAATAAAACAAAAACCTCACTAGGTTCGCCTAGTGGGGCTTTTTTGCATCTACTATAAATCACCTCTGAGTAAGTACATAGTAATAATGATTGCTAAACTACTACCAGAAGGAAACTATAGTGAAAAAGCAAGAACTGGCACAGTTAGTGCATGATTATGGAGACGCTATCATTACCTATCGTAGTGAGCACTCCAGAAAGTTAAAATACAATGTTTGTACTCTCGACTTCTCTACGCCCTATATACAGAAGAAAAAGAATCGCGCTTCAGAAACAGATGATACTCTTCTGTTCTTTTGCTGGGATACTGATTCGTACCGTTTATTAAAGCCCGGAAGTGTATCTAGTGTAGTACCTCTCTCATCTATCTTGAAAAACGATAGGAGACCGTAATGGACTTACACGAGGCTCCTGAAGCCTACTCCCGTGTAATACATTATGACTCTCTCAAGGAAGTTCAGGTTAGACTAACCATCAATACCTTTCGTGGCATAGAGTATTTGCATTTGCGTAAATACTACATGGACTTCGATGAAGAATGGAAACCTACGCCTGAAGGTGTAGCAATGCCACTTGATCTTAGTAACTCACGCGAGATGTTTATGGGGTTGGTAGAGATACTATCACTAGCAGAGTCAAAAGAAATGGTTGAGGAACATTTTTCAGATTTAATTAAGGATCTGTATAAATAGTTCTTGACTCTTATCTTAAAACTGCGTATAATAAACTTTCTTATTTAGGGAAATAATATGCGAGAGTTTTTAGATCGGGCAAGTAAGTTATACTACGAAGGTACTCCTCTTCTTTCAGATGCGGAGTTTGACTTCCTAGCAACTAAACATAACTACACGACAGTTGGGTATGAGGTTACTGATGCAGTGCCACATACATACCAAATGTATTCGTTGCAGAAGTGTTTTGACATTACTAAAGCTCCGATTAACATTCTTGAATGCATAGTATCCCCTAAACTAGATGGAGCAGCAGTATCTATTCTATATGTCAACGGTGAGTTAGCGTTAGCGTTAACACGCGGTGACGGCATACATGGTAGAGACATCACTGATAAGATGAAGCATTTAGTACCTAATATTATTAAGTACTCAGGTGTTGTTCAGATTACAGGTGAAGTTGTTGCTCCAAGTAGTGTTACAAATTCTCGTAACTTTGCTTCGGGATCTCTCGGACTTAAAGGACTCAAGGGTCTTGAAGAGTTCATGCAAAGGCCCTTGGTCTTTGTAGCCTATGATAGTAGTAATCTTTATGATAACTACTCTGAGGAGATGAACTGGCTTCGTCATGGTTGTGGCTTTAATGTTGTAACCTTGTTCGATTGTACTCGCTATCCTACGGATGGTACAGTATACAAGTTATGGGATGGCAACAAGTTTAGAGACTTGGGTCACACTGCTAAACATCCTCGCGGTGCGTTTGCTCTTAAAGAACAAGCCACTGGCGTGGAGACTACTCTCCTAGATGTCGTATGGCAGATAGGCAAGAGTGGGGTTGTAAGTCCTGTAGCAATCCTGTCCCCGATTACGATTGGTGATGCG